CGGCCAGGCGGGATTCCTGAGGACCGTGACCGTCCTGTGGCGGTTGTTTCGGTGATGGAGCGTATGAAGGCGGCCGGTGGTGGTCGAGCAGGTTAAGGGCTTCGAGCAGCCGCGCCTGTTTCCCCCGCCGTTGCGCCCGCTGACCCTGGAAACGTCAAAGGGGTTTGAGGCTATCGAGTTCGCGGAGTTCCTGGGCATTCGCCTGTACCCGTGGCAGAAATGGCTGTTGATTCACGGCCTGGAACTGAACCTCGACGGCACTGACTTCCGGTTTAAACGCGTCATCGTCGAGGTGGCCCGACAGAACGGCAAGACAACGCTGATGGTTGTGATCGGCCTGTGGCGTTTGTTCGTGTTCGGCGCGTCGGAGATTGTTTCCGCAGCTCAGAAACTCACTGTTGCTGAGGACACGTTGAAAGACGCGTTTAAGATCGCCGCTCACAATGAGGTGCTGCGTGAGTACTTGCCGAATGACCCGCGCCCGAAGGATAACGAGTTCAACGGCGCGTGGATGCGGGAGACGAACGGTAGCAAGCAGATTGAGTTGTGCAAGGTTCCTGTGCCTGGCCGCTTGGATGTGTTCGGAACTTTGCCCACATGGTCGGTGACTACTGCTGACCGTAAGGGTGGGCGTTCTGCTTCGGCTGACACGGCGTTCATTGATGAGATGCGTGAGCTGCTTACGTGGGATGGTTGGAACTCGATTGAGCCAACGATTGCGGCGCGCCCTGAGTCGCAGTTGTGGGGTTTCTCTAACGCGGGTGACGCGCGTTCGATTGTGCTGAAATCCCTGCGTGATTCAGCGGTGGAGCGCATCAACCTTGGGGACACTGAGGACATGGCCACGGCGTTGTTCTCATGGTCAGCGTCGCAGGACGCTGAGATAACGGACGTGGATGCGCTGCGTCAAGCTAACCCGTCGATGGGTTGGGGCGGCATCACTTTGAAGAATTTGTTGGCTGAGGCGAAGGAGACGAAGAATCCTGATGGTTTCCGCACTGAGAAAATGTGTGTGTGGGTGGAGTCCCTGGAGCCGGGGAAGATTCCTGCTGACGTGTGGGGTGCTTGCGCTGATGCTGGTTCCCATGTTGCGGAGGGGAATCCTGTGGCGGCGGCGGTTGATGTCGCGGTGGACGGCAAGTTCGCCTATGTCGCGGTCGCTGGTGTTCGTGATGATGGAAGAACGCACGTTGAAGTCGTCGCCCAACGCGCCGGGTTTAGATGGGTTGCCGAGTGGTTCGCAGCTCGTGTTGGGGCCGTCGATTGGTTTGATGGTCGTGTAGCGATGCAGGTGAAGGGCGCCCCGGCTGCTGGTTTGGCTCCGCTTTTGGAGGAGGCTGGTTTGACGGTGGTGCCTTGGCAGGGTGGGGATATGTCTTCGTCTGTGCTTGGGTTTTTTGATGCGATTGCGACTGGTGAGCTTCGGCATCGTTCGCAGCCTGTTCTTGATTTGGCTGTTGAGGGTGCTCAGGATAAGAAGGCTGGTGACCTGTTTATTTGGGATAGGTCGGGTAGTCGTAATGATGTTTCGCCTTTGGTGGCGTGCAATGTGGCGTGGTGGTTGCTTGGGCATGAGCCTGAGGAGCGGCGTTCGGCGTATGCGGATGAGGATTTCTTTGGGGGTGAGGAGCCTGATTTCGATGATATTTACGCTGGTGAAGATGATAGTGATGATGATTATTTGTTGATTGTTTAGGAGGTGATTTCTGGTGGGGATTTTGCAGCGTTTGGGGTTTCTTCCGACGGCGGTGTCTGTTCCTGAGCCTGAGGGTTTGGCGTTGCCGATTCTTGAATCATTGGCGGCGTCGATTGATGGTTTCAGCGTTGAGCAGCTTTGGGATTCCCAACCGCACCTTCGGACGGTCACTGATTTCATTGCCCGGAATATCGCGTCGATTGGGGTTCATGTTTATCGTCATGCTGATGATGGTGGGCGTGAGCGTGTGCGCACTGGCCCGTTGGCGCGGCTGGTGAAGAAGGCTAATGCGGGGCAGGTTTTCTATGATCTGTTGTATGCGTCTGTCATGGACCTTTGCTTGTATGACGAGTTTATTTGGGTGATCAGTGACGCTGGTGACGGGCCGGAGATTTACCCGATTTCTCCGACGTGGGTTCATCGCCTGCGGTGGGAAGATAAGTGGACGTTGAAGTCCATTGTGATCACGGATGATAAGACTGGTGAGCCGTTGGAGATTCCGGCGGAGAAGATCATTCGTGTGCATGGCTATTCCCCGGGGAGTTATAAGCGTGGTGCGTCGAAGGTGCGCACGCTGAAAGACTTGCTTAAGGAGCAGTTGGAATCTGCTGCGTATCGTGGCCAGTTGTGGAAGAACGGGCCACGTATCAGTGGCGTGATTGAGCGCCCGGCGGGTGCTCCGCGTTGGGAGGGTATGGACCGTCGCCGGTTTAAGGCGGCTTGGCAGTCGCAGTATTCGGGGCGCGGTTCCGGCGCGGGTGGCACTCCAATTCTAGAAGACGGCATGTCTTTCAAGTCGATGCATCTTAAAGCGTCGGATGAAGATGTTGTTGATGTGGCCAAGCTGTCCCTTGCGACGGTTGCCAGTGTGTTCCAGGTCAATCCGACGATGGTTGGTTTGCTGGACAACGCGAACTACTCGAATGTGCGCGAGTTTCGTAAGAGTCTCTACGGTGATTCCCTCGGCCCGATCATTAAGCAGATCGAGGACACCCTGAACGTGTTCCTACTGGAAAAGCTCGGCGTTGAAGACGACGTGTACTTCGAGTTCAACATTGAGGAGAAGCTGCGCGCCTCGTTTGAGGAAAAGGCGCAGGTCACAAGCACCGCTGTTGGTGGCCCGTGGATGACGCGCAATGAGGCGCGCGCGATGAACAACCTGCCTTCGGTTGACGGTGGGGATGATTTGTTGGTGCCGTTGAATACTGCGGTGGACCCGGGGGAGGAACCCCCTAGTGCTGATGGAGGTGATGACGGTGGCGGTTAACGTGGTGGTTGGCCCCCCGTTTGCTGGCAAGTCTGTGTTTGTCGCGGAGAATGCTGGCGCGGGGGTGCCGCGTTTTGATTTTGATGCGGTTGCTGCGGTGGTGGGGGGCGTCGACAAGCCGGAGGCTGACGTGTCGCCGGGGGTTGTTGATGCGGTGTTGGCGATGCGTAGGGGCTTGGTGGGGTGGTTGCTTGACCCTGAGACGGTTGTTGATGAGTTGTGGTTTGTGTCGGAGAATCCGCCTTCCGCGCTGGTCAGCAAGTTTGAGGGGGTTGGTGCGGTGTTCCATTTGGTTGACCCTGGGCGTGATGTTTGTGTGGAGCGTGCTACGGAAGTTGGCGCGTCGGATGATGTGTTGGCGCGGATTGATGCTTGGTATGAGAATCCCCCGGAGTTGCCTGGGGGTGAGAAAGGAGGTGTTGCCCTTATGAAGTTGAAAGATTTGAAGGTTCGGGTTAAAGAGCCTGATGATGTTGAGGTTGAGGCGGGCGAGATAATCGCCTATGCAAGTGTGTTCGATAATGTGGATTCTTACGGTGATGTTATCCGTAAGGGCGCGTTTGCGGACACGTTGAAGGAGTGGGAGGAATCAGGTAATCAGCTGCCTTTGCTGTATGGCCATGATTTCCGAGACCCGTTCAGCAATATTGGCACGGTTGTTGAGGCTGTTGAGGATGATCATGGTTTGAAAATCCGTGCGAAGCTTGACCTGGATAATGAGAAAGCTAGCCAGGTTTACCGCTTGCTGAAAGAGCGCCGATTGTCGCAAATGAGTTTCGCGTTTGATGTTGTCGAAGGCGCGGAAATGAAAGACAACGACAATTGGGTTTTCGAGATTCGCAAGGTGCGCCTGTACGAGGTCAGTGTCGTTCCTATCGGCGCGAACCAGGAAACAGAAGTACTTGCGGTTAAAGCCGCCGAGTCCGGCGCGGAAATGTCGAAGGCAATGGCGTTGATGCTGAAATCAATGCGCGACGCGCTGACCGGAAACGACACTAACCCCGAGGGAACACCACCCTCGGGGTTTTCTCATGCCGCCAAGAAGAGCGGCGATAAACAGGGCGCCCTGAACAAGCTGGGTGCCCGCCTCATGATCTTGGAAAAGGAGAAACACTAATGGGTAACGCAACCCTGCGTGAGCGTCGTGACGCCGCGTTTGACCATGCAAAAAGCCTCTACTCGCAGTTTGGTGAGGAGGTGACAAATGCGCAGCTCGCCGAGCTGAAAGAAGCCCTCCACGAGGCCGAAGCCCTCGACGCTGAACTTGCCAAGGTGAAGGAAGCCAACTCGGTTTTCGAGAAGCTGCGCAACATCGACACGGGTGAAACCCCGCTGCAGCCTGAGGCTAAATCCCTGGGTGAGCATTTCGTGAAGTCTGCTGGCGAAAGCCTTAAGCAGCAGGGTTCCCGACGCCTGGAGATTTCCGCACCTGAGTTCAAGGCCGCCGGCGACCCGGCTAAGACAACCCCGCTGGTTGATGGTTTCGGCACCATGTACCAGCGCAGCATTGTTAACCAGCGTCGTGAGAAGCTGGTTGCCGCTGACCTGATGGGTTCTGCGAATGTGGACCTCCCCACCATCAAGTACTTGGTGGAGAAGGCCAACCGCATCGCCGAGGGCGCGCCTGCTTCTGTGGCTGAGGGTGCGCAGAAACCCTATGTGCGTTTCGCCGATCTTGACATTGTGACTGAATCACTGTCGAAGATCGCCGCGTTGACGAAGCTTTCCGACGAGATGATCGCGGACTTCGGGTTCGTTGCTGACTGGATTAACAACCAGCTCATCTACGAGCTTTCCGTTGTGGAGGAAAAGCAGCTGATCAGCGGCGACGGCACGGGCAGCAATGTGCGTGGCATCCTGAACCGCTCCGGCATTCAGACTGTGACATCCGCTAAGAAAGCCAATTGGTTTGATGACCTGTACAGTGCGATCTCCAAGGTTGCTCAGGCAACCCCGCTGACCGCTGACGGCATCATCATGAACACCGCTGACTATGAGGTTCTGCGCCTCGCTAAGGACGGTAACGGCCAGTACATTGCTGGCGGTCCGTTCCAGGGTCAGTACGGTGTTGGTGGCATTCTTGTTGACCCGCCGGTGTGGGGCTACCGCACTGTTGTGACGAACAACATTCCGAAGGGCACCGCCCTTGTGGGCGCGTTCCGTCAGGGTTCCACCATCCTCCGCAAGGGTGGCTTGCGTGTGGATTCCTCGAACACCAACGCTGATGATTTCGAGAAGAACCTTGTGACTCTGCGTGCTGAGGAGCGTATCGGTCTGATGGTTCCGCTTCCTTCGGCTTTCGTCAAGGTGACGCTGACGGCGGGTGCGTAGTCATGTTGCGTCCGTATCGTGTGACGTTTCAGGACGGGTTCGAAACGGTGCTGCTGCTGACTGAGATTCACCAGCAGCGTGATTTCCCTGATGCCGTACTGGTTGAGGATAACGCCTCTACGGCACCGGTGGAAGCTGAGGTTACTGAGCCCGTGGAGGAAACCCCGAAACGCACAACCAAGAAAGCAGCCGCAGACACTACTGAGGCTGAGGCCACCGAGTAAGGAGGTGTGGGGTGAATGACCACGGGCTAATCCCAAGCATGGCCACGGCTGTTGGCGGTGAACGCCCCACACAAGACCAGATCGACAAGGCTGTGGCCACCATCCGGCAACTCTGCGGCTGGCATGTGTGGCCACGCCGCACGGAAACCCTGCGCTTAGACGGCACTGGGGATGAGACCATGATTCTCCCAACGAAACGACTTGTCGACGTCACGGCGCTCACTGTGAATGGTGAACATGTTGACGTCGATAAGGTTGGTTGGTCGGATGATGGTCTGCTGTATAAGCGCGGGGGTTTCCCATGTGGGTTCAGGAATGTTGCTGTGACGATCACGCATGGTCATGACGCGGCACCTGATCTGGCTGCTGTGGCGTTGGAAATGGCGGCTAGGTCCATGCGGCCTGCGGGGAATATCAGTGTTGGCAGTATCAGTGTTGGTGCTGCGACTGGCGCGACGCCGCAGTCGTCAGAGTGGCGCATCGTTGACCTGTATAAGTTGGGGCCGTTGCCATGAGCTTGATTTTCAATCAGTCGGTGGAGGTTCTGCGCCCCAAGTTAGTGCGAGACCCCTATAACCCAAAGCGTGGAACCCCGTCGTTTGATGACCCTGAGATCGTTGCGTATCCGCATTTGGTGAGTGTGCAGCCGGTGTCCACGTCGGAGGATTCTGGCCGTGCTGGCACGTTGACCACGGTGTTCATGCTGTACACCCAGATTGGGTTTGATATTGACCTGCGTGCGGGTGACCGTGTGCGGGTTGGTGGGGCGTTGGTGCTGGATGTTGACGGCACTCCGATGAAGTGGCCTGACCCGTTTACTGGTCGTGTTCATCATGTGGAGGCCAGGTTGAAGGTGATTCATGGGTAGGGAATCAACCCGGGTTGAGCTTGATCTAGATGACCTGTTCAAGCAGGTCATGGATACAGATCAGGTTGTGGGTGGCACTGAGCAGCAGGCCGCGAAGATTGCGGCGCGCGCTAGGCAGATCACCCTGCGTGAAGGTGGTGAAGCTGTCATTGATGTTCGGCGTCGATACCACGCGAATGGCCGTGCTTCATATGACGTGGTTTCCGAAAGCGATGAAGAGTACGGCACGTCGGAGAAGAAGCGCATACGCGCTTTGCGGCGTGCGGCAAGGGAGGTGAAGTGAGTTGATGAATGATCGCGCCTGGTCAGATACTTTGCGCATGGTGATTGAGATGCTTTCCTCCACCTTGCCTGATGCAACTGTGGCTGACCGTATGCCCCCGCCTGGGGAGCTTGACCAGCAGTTGCCGTATGTGATGGTTGACCTGCTCCCAGGTGAGGAGGTTGTCGCATGGGGTGGGCGTGGGCCAGTTCGGGATTTCGTCGTGTTGGACATTGACGTGTTCGCGGCGTCGCGGGCGTTGGCTCACCCCACTGGGGTTTTGATTAGGCAGTTGATGCATAATCTCCCGAACTATGCGGGGGCGAATGTGACTTTTGTGGATTGTCCCGGGTTCTCGACGCGGCCTGACTACAATCCGCACATACGCCGCCTTGGCGTCACAGTGACGCTTCACGTGCCCACATAGAAAAGTAAGCAAATCTACGCCCCACCCGAAACCCGGGTGGGGCATTCCGCAACAGGAGGAAAACAAATGGCCGAACAAGCAACCCTCGAAGGATTCGAAGCCGCCGCCCTGCGCGTCGGCGTCACCGGTGCGCTGCGAACCGCAGCAATCGGCACCAAAGTCATGACCGACTTCAAGGAAAAGTACGACACCAGCATCTATCTGAACCGTGGCTACATCAGCCCGGATGGTGTGGAAATCAGCTTCGACGAGGACACGAACGAGTTCATTCCGTGGCAGGAGGCCCTGCCTATTCGTCGTGACATCACGAAGTCTGTGAAGGCAATCAAGGTCACCCTGTGGCAGTTCACGCGTGACAACGCAAGCCTGTACTTTGGTGTCCCCGGCGGTCAGATTAAGGTCAACGACGACGGTTCATGGTACTTCGACGAGGGCAACCTGCCCGAGTTTGAGCACCAACAGTGTGTGCTCGACGTCGTTGACGGTGACAAGGCAATGCGCATCACCCTGCTTGATGCTCAGGTGACCGGCCGCTCCGGTATGACGTTCAAGCGTGAGGATGCTATCGGCCTGGAAATCACGCTGACTGGTTTCCCTGCTGGCAAGGAATATGCAGATCAGCAGCTGTCAGGCAAGACAGCGCGGTGGCTTTTCTCCGCAGGCTGGGACGGCTCCGGCGCTAAGGGCGCCACGTCTTCATCTGATGATGGTGCCGTGCCGCTGAAGGTGCAGACCCAGCAGCTGCCTAATGGCACGAAGGGCCAGGAGTACTCCGTTACCCTGGCTGCGCTTGGTGGTGAGGCTCCCTACAACTGGTCTGTTGACGGTGCGCCTGCCTTGCCCGCTGGCCTGAGTCTGAACAAGGACGGCAAGATCACGGGCAGCCCGACGGCTGCTAGCACCACTGAGATCACCTTCAAGGTGGAGGATGGTAAAAAGCGCACTGCGACGCAGAAACTGCAGCTTGTTGTTAATGATGCTTAGCATCTGATTGTTGTTCGAATCCCCGGTTTCTTGCTGGCCCCGGGTTATCAAAGGCCAGCATTTTAGGTGGTGGTGGGGGAGTGTTTGGCAGGCCCGCCCCCACCAACCTTTTGTTGTTTGGCCTGCTTGTTTGAGACTTTGGAAGGGGTCTGCCATGTCCTATGATTTGGATGCTTTGATCGCTCAGCGGAAGGAAGCCACCGGCATTGAGGGTGACCGTATCGCCTTCACATTCAAGGGTGAAACCTTTACTTTCGCTGACCCGATGTTCCTGAATGATGCCCAGTTGGATGAGCTGAATGACCTGCCAGAGTACGGCCCTGATTTGTGTGCCTGGTTCATGGGTGAGGAAGAGTACGACCGGTTCCTCGAGGCTGGTGGCTCGTCGTCTCTGTGGGGCTTGGTGTTCGCTGAGCATCGCAAGGCTATGGAGGCTGTCAACAGTGAGGGAAAATCTTCACCGTTGAATCGCTTGCAGCGTCGTGCGGTGGCGCGGAAGTCCTCGAAGCGTCACTAGAGCAGGCGTACCGCAGGGATGTTATGGCGGAGTTTTGGCGGGGTGAGATCACCTTGCGGAAACTCCGCGTCCTTGTCGAGAACCTGCCCAAAGATTCCCCGGCCCGTTGGCACCAAACCGACGGCAAACCCTACGGCATTACCGACTCCCTGTTGTGGCGGCTGCTGTGGGCGACGTGGGAAACACAGGTTTTGCTGGCCCGCGTGAACGGAAACAGCAAAGCAAAAATGCCGGCCGAAGAAACACCTGCCTATCCGTGGTCGGAGATTAAGAACGCTAATTCTTCACGCATTGGTTCCCTGGGTGACCACACCCAGGAGGAGGCCCTTGCGTATTTGAAGAGTCTTGAAATCTGATTGGAGTGTGGCGCGGTGGCGTCTACTGTGTGGGTTCCGGTTAACGCCTCGATGCGTGGTTTCGCCGCTGAGGTGGTGAAGGGCGCGTCGAAGGCTGCTGATGATGCTGGCGCCCTGATCGAGAAGAGCTTTGAGAAGTCCGGCCAGAACGCTGGTGCTGCGCTGGCTGAGGGCGTCGAGAAGCAAACCCGCGTGGTTGCTACGGCCCGTAAGGCTGAGGCGCAGGCGGCGCAGGATGTTGCGGTGGCTGAGGAGCGTCTGCAGCAGGTGCGTAACAGTAGCACGGCCACGGCGTCGCAGGTGGCGCGCGCGGAGTCCGACGCGGCGGTGGCTAAGGCTAAGCTTGATCAGGCTACCGCCCAGGTTGCACGTGGTGAGACTGACCTTAAGGCTATTCGTGAGGGTGGTGTCGCAACCGCGGCTCAGGTTGCGCGCACTGAGGATAATCTTGGGAAGGCTCGTATCGCCGCGGCTGAGGCGTCGGGGAAAGTAAAGGCCGCTGATCTTGCTGTGGGGGAGCAGCGGGATAAAGTCGCCGCGGCTAATGAGAAAGTCGCCGCGGCTGAGAAGAAACTTCAGGACGCGCGGAACGCTAACGACGCCGGTTCGCGGGAGGTGCAGCGCGCGGAGCGTGAGCTAGAGACTGCTAAACGCCAGTCTGACCGCGCGTCACTTGCTTTGGTGAAGTCGGAGGGGGAGCTTAAGAAAGCCAAGGTTGATTTAGCAAACGCCAACGACCAGGTGAGCGCCAAGGAGAAACTGTACAAGGCCACAATGGAGGACGCCGCAGCGTCGCAGCGCAAGGCCGCTGATGCTGCTAGTCATGTTGGCGACCAGGTTAAGAAGACTGGTTTCACTTTCACTGGGGCGGCGGAGAAGTCGAAGGCTTGGGCGCTGAGCCTGTCTGGTGATGTGGATAGTGTGGGCGGGAAGATCAGTTCCCTTGTGGGGACGGTTGGTCGTCTTGGTGGGGCTATTGCTGGTGGCCTTGGTGTTGCTGGTGGTGCCGCGTTTTTTGGTGACGCTATCGGCAAGGGCCGTGAGCTGTCGCAGGTGATGGGGTCGTTGCAGGCTGTGACGGGTTCGACTGGGGACACTATGAAGATGGTGTCGCAGCGTGCCCGCGACCTCGGTAACGATGAAACCCTGGCGGGCACGTCAGCATCGTCTGCTACTGATGCGATGCTGGCGCTGGCTAAGGGCGGCTTGTCTGTGTCTGATGCTATGGACGCGGCGAAGGGCTCCATTCAGCTTGCGGGTGCAGCTCAGGTTGACGCTGGCACTGCTGCTGATATTCAGATCGCTGCTTTGAATGGTTTCCACCTGGCGGCTAAGGACGCGTCACTTGTTGCTGACGTTTTGACTAACACCGCTAATAACAGTGCTACGGGCTTGACTGAGCTAGGCGACTCCATCAAGTACACGGCACCTATTGCCTCCACTCTGGGTGTGTCTTTGCAGGATGCGAGTACGTACCTTGGCTTGTTCGCCAACCTTGGTATCAAGGGTTCTGAGGCTGGTACGGCGATGCGTTCGGCGTTGCTGTCGCTTACGAATCCATCTAAGGAAGGCGCTAAGGCGCTGGCTGAGATGGGTGTCAACGCGTTCGATGCGCAGGGCAAGTTTGTTGGTATGCGGGAAATCACCGCGCAGTTGGCGGCCGCGCAGGACCGTATGGGCGAATCGGCATTTACCGCCGCTGCTGCAACCGCGTTCGGGCGTGAAGCCGTTAGCTTTGCGACCACTGCGGCGAACAGTGGTGTCGAGGGGTTTGATAAGCTGCGTGCTTCTCTCGACCGGCAAGGCTCAGCTGGTGAAACAGCCGGTGCTAAGCTCGCTGGCCTGAATGGTGTGATGGACCGCATCGGAAACGCGATTGATGATTTGCAGCTGCAGTTGTACGCCTTGGCTGAGCCTACGCTTTCGGCGTGGGGTGATCGGCTGGGGAACTCCATTGGTGCGCTGACTAATCAGCTGCCTGCTGTGGCTGAGTGGCTGGGCCGCAATAAGGATTTGCTGTTTGTTATTGGTGGCGCTGTTGGTGGTGTTGTTGCTGGCATGGCTGCTTTGCGAGCGGCGCAGGCTGGTTTGTTTGCGGTGTCTGCGATTAGTTCGTTTGCGGCGCAGATGAAAGTTCTGCCTGCCCTGCTTGCCGCGCAGCGCGCGGGTACTTTGTCCGCCACGGCGGCACAGCTCGGGTTGAACACAGCCATGCTTATCAATCCCATAGGCTTGATTGTCGCTGGCATCGCCGCGGTTGTTGGCGCCCTGGTCTTGTTCTTTACAAAGACTGAGGCAGGCAAGCGGATTTGGGGCGAGTTCACCGCGTTCATGGGGCAAGCCCTACAGCCGGTGTTCACACTGTTCAGCAACCTGAAAGCCGCATGGGGTGAGATCACTGAGGCTTTCCAGGGTGGAGACGCCGGTTTTGGTGGCCTCATGGCGATCTTCGGGGCTGATAAAGCCCAGGCGATTGTTGATTTCGCTGAACGCATGGGCGTTGCGTTCCAGAATGTGAAGGCATCCATTGGTGAGCTGTTCGCCGCGTTCCAAGGCGATGATGCTGGCATCGGCGGCCTGACCGCCCTTTTCGGCGCTGATGCCGCGCAGTCTGTTGCATCTGCGTTTGAGACTGTTGGCCGGGCGATGGAATGGATTCGCGGCATCATTGTTGATTCGCTGAGCGGCACTTTCACGAGCCTGTGGAACACTGTCACGACCTTGGCCACGACTTTGAATAGTCTTGGGCAGACAATCACGGGCGCTGTGTGGGGCGCGCTGCAAGGCTTGTGGAACCTGCTTGTGCAGCTGTGGAACCTGCTTGAACCAGTGCTCATGCCCGTGCTGCAAACCATCGGCATCATCGTTGGCGGCGTGGTTGTTGGCGCAATCCTCGGGGCGGTGAAAGCCGTTGAAGGGTTAGCGTGGATTTTGTCGCAGGCCACGAACATTTTGTCATGGATTATCACCAATGGCTTCAACCCGCTAATCAGCGTAGTTGGTGTGGTCATCCAATGGGTGGGCACATACCTTGCTGATGCTGTGCGCGTTGGTATCCAGTTCCTGGGTGACACGTGGAATGCTATTTCCGCTGGCATCGCCTGGGCGTGGAACACGCTGATCAAACCAGCGTGGGACTCGTTGGAGTACGCGGCGAAGTTTGGCCTGGCGCTGATCGGCACTATCGTGCTGACTCCGCTGCTGCTGGCGTGGGAAGCCCTGTCATGGGGCATCAAGGCTGGTTGGGACAATGTGATTAAACCCACCTGGGATTTGTTGCAGGGTGCGGCAAACTTCATGTGGAACAACGTCCTCATGCCGATTTTCGGTTTCATTAAATTCGAGTGGGACGGCCTGAGTCTTGCCATTCGATTCGCGTGGGACACGATTATCAAACCCACCTGGGATTTAATGATCGCGGGAATCACGTGGCTGGCCAACAATGTGTTTAACCCGATGGTCGAGTTCATCAAGGCTGTGTGGAATGGTCTTGGCGCTGGCATCAAGTGGGTGTTTGACACGGTTGTTACGCCAACGTGGAATCTGATGCAGGCTGGTTTGCAGGCGTTGGGGGATTTCTTCTCCAACATCTGGAACGGCTTCATTAAACCAACGTGGGAAGCCCTCGGCAACGGCATCCGCTGGGTTGCCGATAACGTTGTGCACCCGGTGTTCAATGGCCTGAAAGACGGGTTGACGAAAGTCAAAGACTGGTTCAGTCAGACCGTCGACAACATCGGCCGCATCTGGGACGGCATCAAGGACAAGACGAAAAAACCTGTCGAGTTCGTGGTCAACACGGTCTACAACGGTGGCATCAGGAAAGCCTGGAACACGGTGGCCAAGCTTGTTGGCCTTGGTGAACTTCCTGAGCATCACTTCGCCACAGGTGGTGTCCTGCCTGGTTACAGTCCTGGTAAGGATATTCACCATTTCTACAGCCCCACTGGCGGTTTGCTTGGCTTGTCCGGCGGTGAGGCGATCATGCGCCCAGAGGTCACTAAGGCTATGGGCGGTAAGCCTGCTGTTGATGCGCTGAACAAAGCCGCCATTGGTGGTGGCGTGAGCCGCGTCAAGAAGATGCTGGGTGAGGGCGCGGCGTTTGCGCGCGGCGGCGTGTACCGTGCCCTTGCATTCGCTAAGGGCGGCGTGTTCCCGAATGGCGGCACTGAGCAGCGCGATCACCTGACTGAACGTATCGCATCACTGTTCGATTCGATCAAAGGTGAGCATGGCAAGCCATATCAGTACGGTGGTGTGGGTAATCCCTCGTGGGACTGCTCAGGCCTGTGGTCAGGTATTGTACAGTTCCTGAACGGTGGTAGCCTGCACGGTGGTCGCATATTCAATACCGAAAGCAATTTCGGTAACTTCGGTTTCGTTCCTGGCTTGTCTGGTCGCGTGACCATTGGTGTGCTGTCCGGCAAAGGCGGCGGCGAGAATGGACACATGGCCGGGACGATCGACGGCACTAACCTGGAATCCTCCGGTGATAACGGTGTGCAGATCGGCGGCCGCGCACGTGGTTCCGACAACAGCCTGTTTAACCACACCTACACTTTGAAAGAGTTCCTTGGGGAGTTCATTTCAGGTGGTGCTGGCGGCGGTGGTGGCTTCAACCTCGGCGCTATGGTCAAGGGCCTGTGGGACGCGGCGATCAACAAGATCGGCGACTTCCCAGGCAAGGAGCAGCACGGCGACTTCGGTAAGCTCCCCGGAGCTATCGCTAAGACCCTCGCTGACAAGGCGTGGGACTTTATTAAGTCGAAGGTGGGCACCTTCTCCGGTGCCGCTGGTGTGGCTGGTAATGCCGAGTCGTGGCGGGAAATGGCAATGGCAGCCATGCGTAGGCAGGGATTCAACGCTGATGACCCGGCGCAGGTTAATGCCATGCTGGCTCAGATTCAGTCTGAGTCTGGTGGTAACCCTGGGATTGCTCAGCAGATTGTTGACGTCAACGGCACTGGTGACAGTGCGGGCGTTGGCCTGTTACAGATTATTCCCGGCACGTTCGCGGCCAATCGTGACCCGGAGTTGCCGAACGATAGGCGCGACCCGTGGGCTAATATGAACGCTGCGCTGCGTTACTACCGGTCCCGCTACGGGACTGATTTGACCACAATGTGGGGTCACGGCCACGGCTACGATTCCGGTGGCTGGCTCAAACCCACACCCGGAGGGTTCGGCACCTACTGGAACCACACCGGGAAACCAGAGGCCGTGCTTACCGCTGAGCAGTGGGACATGCTGGAACGCAACTTCGGAGACCTCCGCAACGCAATCCCCGCCCTCGTCGAACTCGGAAACAAAGGCCCCGCAGCCTGGAAACAAGCAGCAGACGCACTCATGCACGTCATCAACACCGGCGAATACCTCGGAGCAGACGCAACCCACCTCGAAGAAGACCATCCCGCAGTAGTCGCGGCACTAGCCGCACACCAAGGAATAGTCAACGCCCAGAACGAAGTAAAACGCTGGCAAGACGCCGGGGCCTACGGCGCTGGCATCGCCAACGAAGTGTTCTGGAAAACCCTTGGCAACAAGTCCCCGGACGCACTTGCACAAGACGCGTTCTTCGAGTTCATCGGCGGCGGCAACGGCCTGATCAAGAAGCTGGCCACAACCCCACCGGACAAGCTTGCGCCTGTGCCGGAGTGGTTCACCCGCGACCAGAAGAAGAAGGAAGAAGAGCAGGCCAAACAGGCAGGCGATTCTAACACCGCTGCTTCCGGGGTTGATGGTGCCGCAACCGCAGTTGCCGACGCAAAACCGGAAAACCCGCAGGACATTAACCCAACAGGGCCGCAGATCAACCCCGTGGATGCTGCACGTGAAGAACTCACAACAGCGTTCCACGGCGGTGATGATGGGTTCGGTGGGCTCGGCCAGCTGATTGGCGACACGCACGCGAAAACACTGGTGAACGCCACCGGTGATTTCGGCCGCATGGTGCGCAACAGCCTGGCCGCGAACGTGGCTGAGGAGTTCACGACCGCCTTCAACGGTGGAGACTACGGGTACGGAGCAACAGCTGGTGTTGTTGGTGAGGAGCGTGCCAAGTTCCTTGTCAACAAGGCCGCTGACGCGGGTGCCGCGTGGGGTGAACTCGGTTCCGCTTTTAATGGCGGTGATGATGGGTTCGGTGGTTTGGCTAGCCTGATGGAGGACATCGACGCGGCACACGGGTTGGTGAACCTCGCTGGTTGGGCTGGTCAGCGTGCCCGTGGTGGTACACGCCTGTATGACCAGGGCGGTGTGCTGCCTCATGAGGGTGCTGCGGTGAACCTGTCCGGTAAGCCGGAAGCGATTCTCACTAATGACCAGTGGGGTGTGCTGAAACAAATCGCCGATAAGGGTGATGGCGGTCAGCTAACCCTGGTGGTGAATGTTGATGGTGAGGAAGTCCTGCGGCAGCGTGTGGAGGCTGTGGAGGGCAAGGTCGAGGTGAACACCAAAGACCTGAAAAAGATCAAGGGTGAGCGTCATGTTGGTGGCGCACCCACTGTTCTCACATAGCAAGGAGTGAGTCTTCATGGAATCCCTGTACAACGTTTCACTTGACGATAGTGCGGGGGTGACGTGGGCACTCACCCGGTATGCGCATGGCCGTAGGGGCATGTGGTTGATGGGGCCGCCTGAGTTGTCCGCGAAGGTTGACGTGAAGACCAGGGCAACAACAACGCAGGTTGGTGCCACGCCGATTGGGTGGAGCATCGACAAGATGGAGGGCTCCCTGAAACTGGGTTTCCATGCTGAGGATGCTCCGCTTGCGGAGTCGTGGCGATTGTTTGTGCGGAATGTGACTCCGTTTGAGGAGTCTGTTTTGCGGGTTGTTGTGCCCGGCAAGACAGCATTGTCGTGCAGATTGTTGGTGAAAGACCAGGTGCCTGACCCTGGTGTTTCCCCCGCCACGTTGGGTTTGCGGTCGTTCACGGTTGATGTTCCTGTTGTGTGCTACGAGGGGTGTTGGCGTGGTGAAACTACTCGCCACACTGGTGAGGTTGTGATTCATAACCCTGGTGATTTGCCGTTGTGGCCGCGCGTCAGGTGGCAGGGGAATAGCACTGTGACGGTGACCGCCCCGGGTGCGGGGCAGGTGGAATTGCCCCGCACTGGTAACAGGGTGGCGGTGTTGGACACTGACCCCGCTAAAGCCTCAATGATCACGGTTGGTGGTGAGCCCGCCCCGGATTTGTGGCGTAGGTTGCGGGGGCGTGTTTTTCCGCAGCCTATCCCCCCGAGGGGTAAGGCAACATGGGTTTTTGGCGGTGGGGCTACCGGCATGGTGACCCCATTGTTCACGTCGATGTGGAGGTGATTTTGTGGCTTTCGCATGGGAGCTTTGGGGCAAGTCGCAGAAAAGCGTGCATGATTCCGGTGGCCGTACCGTGTGGCTGTTCGATAAGAACATGGAGCCTTTGGTGTCGCTGTCTGGGTTTCTAGAGGGCACGCAGTTCGGTGACGAGTGCAACGCGCCGGGCAAGATGCAGATTGATTTGCCTGGCACGCACCCAGCGGTGCGGACGTTGATGTTCGCGGATGAGGACACCAACACCCCTGACTTGAACCGGGTTCTTAATGAATCCCTTTGGGTGGTTGTCGAAACGAAGCATTATCGTTTCGCATACCGTGTCGTTGAGGTGGAGATCAACTCAGATTCTGACGGTGACGTGTTCACTGTGCATGGTGAAGGCTTGTGGGAGCTGTTTAATCACTTGCCGTTGTGGGCGTCTCCGGGCGCGCCGATTGTTGCTCAGCTGAAATGGTCGGATGTACAGGCTGGTGATTCACTCAGGGTGATTAAAAACTACCTGTTCCGCAACCTTGCGAAGGATTTTCAGCCGCAGTTGTTGAAGAACTGGGATGTGTGGTCAGCGTCAACATGGCGTGACCTGCGGCCTGAGTGGTGGCCGTTGATTGTGAATCCTGTGCACGAGTCGGAAAACACCGAATGGACGGTGCTTGATTCAAGGTTCAACATTGCGGGGGACATGTTCAAAGCAACGTTGGATGCGGCCGGGCTGCAGCTGGTCGCGGAACTCTGGCTACCCGGTGACCCGCAGCCGTTCCGAAACCACGCCACACTAAAGAACCCCACCATTGTGATCGACGTGAAAGCCAGGAACTTTGCGTCATCCACCGGCGGGGTTGGCGACGTCATCAGGGGCGTGAAGGAGAAAATCGCCGGAGACAATGTGTCAAAGGCCATTGTTATCGACGACACCGCATTCAACGGTGACAACCCTAAAGCCTGGTGTGTGTGGGATGGTGACCACATGCGGGGTGTGTCATCGAAGGTTGTTCTACGCAAGGCCACTGATAGTGCCGTGATCGTGGGCGGCAAGTCCCCGCAGATTGTGAACAGCCTCATTGCGGCTGGTTCGCAAGCGTTGTGGCAGGGCATCGGCGCGGCGATTGGGGCGTTGTTCCCCCCGTTTGCCGCGTTGTCTGCCGCTGGTGGCGCGTTCCTGGGCACGTTGCAGGCCAACGCTTTGAAGGACAAACTGTTCGCCTGGTCGGAGTTCCGGGCGTGGTCTCGTGAGGACGCGCTAGGTAAATACCGGTACAGGGGTTTGGTTAAGCCTGGTGAGGGTTTCAGCTTGTCGACGCTGCAGCAGGCGTTTACCGCGTTGCAGGAGACGCAGGGGAAAGTGTCGGTGGCTTTTGAGGCTGGTGACGGTTCCCCGTATTTGTTTGGGCGTGATTATCGCGTGGGTGATCAAGCGGTGTTTCGTTCGCGTGGTGTGAACTTTGCGACGTTTGTTCAGTCGGTGACGATTAAGCCTGGTCGTGGTGGTGATGATGTTGATATTGGGTTGGGTGACCCGCGTTTGCGTGAGTCTTCGGCGCGGTCGTTGGAGCGGTCGTTGAAGACTTTGGCGGCTGCGACTGATCGTATTAAGACTTTGATTCCTTAGAAGGTGTTGTTGTGTCTACTGGTAATAAGCAGTTGGATTTCATGTGGCCTTACCCGGTGCCTGAGGGCATGCACCCGTATGCGCCTTTGTTGATTAAGCCCCTGGGGTTCAACATGGACATTGATTTGATTAATGATTTGTGCAGGTTTTTGTTTGATCTTGTGGGGGTGAAGTTGCATGATCAGGAGCCAACTACGGTGGAGTATTCGCGCGGGTGGGATGATTCGCGTGAGGTTGATGAGTTGGTTCCTGGTGGTTCGTTGGCTGCGGTGTGGTGCCCGGTGTTGCCGCCGGGTTTGTCGCTTGACCCGCGCACTGGGTTGATGAAGGGAACGTTGCCTGAGGGGGTTTGGTCGTGGACTGTACATGTGGGCCCGCAGATTAAGTTTGATGCTTTGGGCGGGGTTGGTTCTCCGAATGAGGATGGGCGTTGGATTGGTGCTTTGGAGGAGCGGCAAGGTGCTGTGCAGGTTGTGGAGGATGCTGCGGCTCCGATTGATGTGTCGAAGTTGACGGCGAAGCAGCGGGCTTTGTTGCTGGCGGAACTGCAAAAAAATAACAGTGACGAAAAGGGTAGCGAGGAATAGTCATGGGCATTTCGCCGGACAAGTATCAACCTAAGTGGGACGGCTCCCCACAAACAATGGGCAAAGCCCTGGAACATGCCGGTGGTGACATGGGCAACCTGCTAGCCCAGGGTTTTAACGGGCTCATCAAAGGTATTGGTGACGCCCTGCGTGGAATCGGCGGGGCGATTTTCAAGCCGATTGTTAGCGCTTCGCAAGTCTACCGCGATGGGCAGGCGGCGCTGCAAAGCCGCATCGAAGAACTCAAATCCCCCTTGGAGGAGACTGGCACCCTGTTTATGACCAGCGGGGAGAAACGTATTCAGGGTGTTTTTCCTTTTGATGAAATGCTTGTGGGTTCGCGTGGCGTGGAGTTTGAGCGTATCCCCCACGCTATCCGACTCATGGATAAGGGCGTGTGGCGTATTGATGCCATGATTAGTGTGTCTGGTCTTATCGCTATCGCATCTTCCCATGTTGTGGAATGGCAGATCGAAGTCAAGACTCGCACCGGCGACATGTGGCATGTAAAACGTGGCTACATCACGTCACGCGAGAAGGACCATTCCATCTTGTCCACAGTGGTGGCCGTGCCCGATGTTGGCTACACAGTGCAGGTAGTTATCACGCACAATATATCTTTGTCTCGTGAGTTCTACGGCGGTGCAGATCGTAATCACCTGATGGTGTGGCACCTGAATAGGGAGATTGACGGCGGTAAAGGAACGGCTACGGGGCGTACACGCTAGCACGCATTGTTTCTACTCATTGCTTTAGGCACCCATTAATCAAGTTGGGTGCCTTGTTTTTATGCGCTTTAGGAAGGTGCTCATGACTATTCTGACTGGTGATTTGAAGAGCATCACCAAGCAGCCTTTTGACGGTCCTGACTGCTATGTGGTGCTGCAGTCATCGGGTGAACGTGTCGAGGGTGGCACGGTGGTCACGCGGGAACTGCGGCGAATCCACATGGAGGGAACCGGCGGTGTTTTCCGCAGCCCTGACATGTTTCCCGGGCCTGTCACTGTGACGCTTGAAGGTGGTACTGTGCACGGAACCTCGTGGACTGTGACACTGCCTGAATCAGGGGAGGTGAACCTAGCAAACCTGATCGGCGCGCAAACCGAGTACCCGCCCGCTGTCGTGGGTGAAGCGCAGCAGGCGGCCACCAATGCGTCGGAGAGTAAACGCAAAGCCGAAGAAGCCGTCACCCAAGCACAGCAGGCGGCAAGCACGGTTGAGCAGGTGAAGAAAGACACCATCGCCGCACGAGACGAAGCACGCGAAGCCGTCAACCAGGCGA